GATAATAGAGAAGTTAACTTTATATAAAATATACGTTATGAAAAATAAATGGACAGAATTAATCACAACATTAGTGATAGGTGCATTTTTAGTTTTCATTTTATTTCAAGGATTTAGAATGCTGTATTATCTTTGGTTCAAATGAGTCTAACAGGAAAAAACAGTAAAAAAGAAAAAGAATTTATTGTTTATAGTGATTATGGCTACTTCAAAGGCTTAGCTAATGGAGGACAATTGCAATGGACTAATAATGAAAAAGAAGCTAAACCATTAAATCATATAAATAAATTCAATACAATAAAATATTTGGCTCCATATGGAGTTGAAGTTATACTTGAATACATTTAAAATTTAAAGTTATGTTAGACTTCACTTTCAACGAATGTAAAGGAAAAATGGTAATGATTAAAATCATTGAAGAAATAGATGATTATAATGCTACTGAGTACTTAGATATTGAAGATGAAAATGACTATAAGTTACTAGAAACAGTAGTCAATGATTATGAATCAAGAGGGATATTAGACGAATACTTTATATATGACTAAACATACATTGTGGGTAGAAAAATATAGACCTGATAGTGTAGATGGCTATATTGGTAATGAAAGTTTTATAAATGATCTAAAACAATGGATCCAAGAAAACACATTGCCTAACCTACTCCTACATGGCACACCAGGTACAGGCAAAACAACAGCAGCCAAACTAATAGTAAAAAATATAAACTGTGATCATCTATACTTAAATTGTAGTGATGAAAATGGAATAGATACTATTAGAGATAAAGTTAAACAATTCGCTTCATCAACGTCATTTAAGCCACTTAAAGTGGTTATATTAGACGAAGCTGATTTCTTAACGATAAATGCGCAAGCCGCACTTAGAAACGTTATAGAGGCGTTTAGTACGACTACTAGGTTTATTTTTACTTGTAACTATGTAGAACGTATTATTGATCCGCTTCAATCAAGATTATCATCTTATGAATTGAAGATGCTTGATATGAAACAAATAGCTAGGCATTTACAGAAAATACTTGATACTGAGTATATTAAGTATGAACTTAAAGACTTAGCGGTAATAGTAAAGAAAACATATCCTGACATTCGTAAAGGAATAAATGCTATTCAAAAGTATTCAAGTGGGGGCCAATTAAAAGTAGATGGTAAGTTAGTTGCTTCAAGTAATGCCATACAACAAATATTAGATGCTGATAATCTTGAGGAAGTAAGACAACTAGTAGTTGATAATAATATACTTGACTTCACTCCATTATATAGAGCATTATATGAGAAGCATAATACACCTGAAGCAACAATAATTATAGAAGAATACCTATACCACTCAGTTAATGTGCCTGATAAAGAAATTTGTTTTATGGCGTGTATGTCTAAATTATGGTCATGATGAAGAAAATAAAAAATGCTATATTAGATTGTGCTATATGGATTGTAAACACAATAGGAACTCCATTTATGAAGGCACTTGATATGATGGTTGAACGTGAAGATGAAGTAAAAGCCAAAAAATCACCACCATCCCAATCAACCTACTTTACAACAACAACAGGCTTATCACAGCCAAGACTTACAATATCATCATCAGGCAACCCAGGAATAGGAACAAGTACAATTAATCCATACTTATATTCAAATTTCAATTCTAACCCATTACCATTTAGTATGTCATTTAATTGGAAAGACAAAACTAGAACTATCACTTTGGAGAATGGGGAGGATATACTTAAATTAGTTGATGCTATGGCAATACTAATGAAAATAAATAATATACCATTTAAAATAACAGAATCATGAATCAAGTAAAAAAAGACATTGACTTATCAAAAACATCACCTATTGTATGTGATGAGTGTGGTCATAATGTACTTCAAGAAGGAGTTATGCTTAGAAAAGCAAGTAGATTTTTAACAGGTGATGCTATGGACTCACTTATTCCTATCCCAGTATTCGCTTGTGCTAAATGTGGACACGTTAATGAAGAATTTATTCCAACACCATTGAAAAACTTAGATGGCGAGTAGTATTTTTGACATACTAAACCATATAACATACCATAAAACAAAATGGGAGGACTTAACAGAGGAAGAAAAAGCAGCTGTTAATCCATATATGCTTCATCGTTTCATATCAATGAAACAAGAATATTTAGACATAGTGAACTTGATTCAAAAATATCAAAATTTACCAGCTAAAGCAATATATAAGTTTTATTGTGATGTGTTACCAAAACAAAAAACATATTTCAAATATATCAAAGCATCAGGTAAACAGGACAATGAAACTATAAAATACATAGCTGAGTATTTTAGTTGTAGTCAAAGAGAAGCTAAAGACTATATAGACATTTTGGATACAAATCAAATATCAATTATATTAAATGAAATAAAAGGTAATGACAGTAAAGGAACTAATAGAACAACTAAAAAAGGTAGACCCCGAAACAAGAGTGTTCGTTAAGGGATACGAAGGTGGTTTTAATGATGCTACTTGTGACTGTGTGATTAGAGAGTTTGTAGAAGACTACCATGATGAATGGTATTATGGTAAGCATGAGATACTAAATGAAGTATATGGAATTAAAGAAGTTTATAAAACAGTAAAAGGAATAATAATATGATGACAGGAATAACATTAGTAGTAATAGCTCTATCAGGACTAATAACAACAATATTAGTGAATAAAAGAATAGACAATTTACAAAACAAAGTAAGTGATTTAATGGATGATAATCAAAAAATGAGAAAACAACTAGGTGAAGATTATACTGAATCAACCAAAAATTTTCATACATTAAATAATAAAATAAACCAAATTTCAGCTAATAATTTAAATAAAATAAACGATGTTAGGACATACACTGATAAAACGTTTGTTAAGAAAGCTGACAATAATCAAGTTACATACAATGGGTAATACTAAAGACACAATCACAAATGCTGTTATAGATGATTTAGCTTTAAGAGCAGATCGTGGACTTAAAAAATATAACACTACATTAGGTGAAAATAACCATCAGAATATGCTCCAACACGCATATGAAGAAGCACTTGATTTAGCTCAGTATCTTAAGAAAGAAATAACCACGTACAACACAATACAGGACCTAGTTAAGAAACATCCAAATGATACAGAACTAGGACTTATTGTTAGAAAAATGTTTTCATAGTTTGTCGCTTTATATACCTGTTTATATATTTATATACAAATATAGTATATGGCGAAAAATGAAAAATTAACTAGTGTTAAGGTAAATGAAACACTGTTTGAGGAGTTTAAAGTATTATGTGTACGTACAAAATTCTCACTTCAAAAATTAGTTGATAGAAGTATGGATCTTTATTTAACTGATGAAGAATATAGAAAGAACATGCATAATCACCTTAATTTAAAATTTACAGGCAGTCAAGCTTAAATTATTAATCAAAAATTGTTATGATAGAAGGTTACATTCCTAAAGAGCAAAGGAAAAAGATCTTGTTACTATGTGATGATATTAGAATGACATCTGGTATCTCAACAATGGCAAGAGAGATAGTTATAGGGACATCACATTGTTTTAATTGGGTTAATATTGGAGGTGCGATCACACATCCTGAAGTAGGCAAACGCTTTGATTTAAGTGATGATACTAACAAACAAAGAGGTATCACTGACTCAAGTGTTTTTCTTTATCCTGTGACAGGATATGGATCACCTGAGATTATAAGACAAATGATGGAGATTGAGAAGCCTGATGCAATAATGTTCTTTACTGACCCAAGATATTGGATTTGGTTGTTTCAAATGGAAAGCGAATTAAGGAAAAAAGTACCATTAATTTACCTAAACATTTGGGATGACTACCCAGCACCAATGTATAATGAACCATACTATGAATCATGTGATTGTTTAATGGCTATTTCAAAACAAACATTAAACATAAACAAAATAGTATTAGGTAATAAAACAAAGGGTAAAGTATTAAAATATATTCCTCACGGAATAAATGAAGACTTATTCTTCCCAATCACACCTGACCATCCAGAATATAAACGTCTAGAAGAAGCTAAAAAAGCTATCTTTGATGGTAGAGAGTTTGATTTTGTATTTTTCTATAATTCACGTAACATTAGAAGAAAGAGTACAAGTGATGTGTTAGCAGCGTTTAGGTTGTTTTTAGATAAACTGCCTAGAGAAAAAGCAGATAAATGTGCTTTACTACTTCATACTCAACCTGTAGATGAACATGGTACTGACTTACCTGTAGTAATAGATTTGTTGTTTGGTGAAGAATACAACAATGTATTTTTCTCAGCTAACAGAGTATCAACTCCAGATATAAATTTATTATATAACATTGCTGATGCTACTGTATTAATTAGTAGTAATGAAGGATGGGGATTGAGTTTAACTGAATCAATGATGGCTGGTAAGCCAATTATTGCTAACGTGACTGGTGGAATGCAAGACCAAATGCGTTTTGAAGATAAAGATGGTAAATGGATTGAATTTGATGATCAATTCTGTTCTAACCATTTTGGCACTTATAAAAACTGTGGCAGGTGGGCTTATCCAGTATTTCCAAGTAATATGAGTTTAGTTGGTTCAGTACCAACACCTTATATCTTTGATGATAGATGTGACTTTAGAGACGTAGCTGATCAAATGTTAGCTCTTTATAACAGCGGAGCTGATTATAGAAAGTATATAGGAGAAGAAGCTCGTAAATGGGTAACATCAGATGAATCAATGATGTCGGCTAGGTGGATGTGTAAGAATGTTATTAGTGCTATCGAAGAAACATTCGTCACTTGGAAACCAAGAAAATCATTTGAGTTAATTAAAACAGAGCCTCTCAAACCAAAATATATTCGTCATAAATTAGTTTATTAATATTGTTATGAAGCAAACATTGTTTATTAGTTGTCCTATAGACACAATGAGTGGATATGGGGCTAGAAGTAGAGATATAGTCAAGGCATTACTTAAGCATGACAAATATGATATAAAAATTATATCACAACGTTGGGGAGCTACTCCATTTGGAGCATTAGATAGAAATGATCCTGAAGACCAAAAAATACTTAGTCTAATATGGAACCAACCACAAATACCATTCCAACCAGACATTTGGATTCAACTTACAGTACCAAATGAATTCCAACCAGTAGGTAAGTTTAATATTGGTATGACAGCAGGTATTGAGACTACATTATGTGATGCTAGTTGGATTGAAGGGTTAAATAGAATGAACTTAAACTTAGTTTCATCTAGACATGCTGCTCAAGTATTTCATCAATCCACATTTGAAAAAAGAGATAAAAATACTAATCAACTAGTTGAGAACGTTAAGTTGACTGCTTCTATTGAGGTATTATTTGAAGGTGCTGACTTAAATAAGTATTTTCCTATTGATGATGATGACTTACCTGAAACTGAATTAGTATTAGAGTTAGATGAAATTAAAGAAGATTTTTGTTTCTTGTTTGTTGGTCATTGGCTACAAGGTGAATTAGGTGAAGATAGAAAGAATATAGGTTATCTAATTAAATCCTTTTCTGAAACATTCAAAAATAAGAAAGCAGCACCCGCATTAATTCTTAAAACCAATAGCGCAACTTGCTCTATCATGGATAGAGATGATATGTTAAAGAAGATAGATGCTGTTAGAAAAACAGTTAAAGGTGATTTGCCTAATGTTTATCTACTACATGGTGAATTGGAAGATGAAGATATCAATCATCTTTATAATCATCCAAAAGTAAAAACAATGGTGTCACTTACTAAAGGTGAAGGATTCGGAAGACCATTACTTGAATTTAGCCTAACCAAGAAACCAATTATAGCCAGTGCTTGGAGCGGACATATGGATTTTCTCCACCCTGAATATAGTGTATTGATAGGAGGTGAATTAAAACAAGTACATCCATCAGCTGTAGTACAAAACATGATACTACAAGAATCAATGTGGTTTACTCCAAATGATGCTGAAGTAGGAGCTAAACTTAAAGATGT